TCTCTAGGGCTGCTTTATTAATTTGCATGATAACTCCTAAAGGATAAAAATATTACTCTTTATTATACCATTCTTTTAGTAATTCTTTGTCTATTTTTGAAGAATCAATGATTACTAGTTATTTCACAACATCTTCATCTAGCTCTTAGTTCACAAAAATAAATAAGAAAGGTAAATATAATATCGATTCTATTCGAGGTCAGTAGCCACCTCGATATTACAAAAAGTAAAATCGAGAGACCATATAACCCGAAAAACGCAGACCTCATAGGTGTGTGTTTTTTGGTTCCAGGACAACGAATTGAAAATAATTGATAAACCTTTAGAATGGCTACAGCCATATAAAAACAACCCAAGGAATAATGACAAGGCAGTAGAGCCAGTTGCTAACTCAATCAGAGAGTTTGGGTTTAAAGTTCCAATTGTAGCAACCAAAGACGGAGAAATTATAAACGGACATACACGCTATAAAGCCGCATGCTTTTTAAAACTCGAAACCGTGCCAGTCTTAATTGCGGACGACCTTTCAGAAGAACAAATAAAAGCGTTCAGGCTCGCTGATAACAAAGTAGGCGAGATTGCCGAGTGGGACACAGAACTACTCTACGCAGAACTTGAGACTGTCGAAGGCTTAGACATGACCATGTTTGGATTCGAGGATGTTGATTACTCTTTAGATGACTTTGAGGAGTCTGAGGATCCAGAAGATGCCAAAGAGTTTTCTCAAGAGGAAGAAACAGGTATAGAGAACGGCGATATCTTCCAATTAGGGCGACATCGTTTAATGTGTGGCGATAGCACATCAGCTGAGGATATGGCTCAACTAATCGACGGAGAAACGATTGACCTCTATGTAACCGACCCACCATATAACGTAGCCTACCAAGGAGGAACCGAGGAAGCTATGACTATCCTAAACGATAGTATGGACGATGTCAGCTTCAGGCAATTCCTACGAGATGCATTCGCAGTCGCTAACAACCACTTGAAGCCAGGAGGGGCGTTCTATATCTGGCACGCAGATTCGGAAGGTTTGAATTTTAGAGCTGCAGTCAAAGAGACAGGGTGGTTGCTAAAACAATCTATCATCTGGGTAAAAAATGCTATTGTGCTAGGTCGTCAAGACTACCAATGGAAGCATGAACCTTGTTTGTATGGTTGGAAAGACGGAGCGAGCCACTATTTTGTGGATAATCGCTCACTAGCTACGGTCATTGAAGAGGACGAAGAAAACCTAAAAGAAATGACAAAAAGTGAGCTAATCTCTTATATAAAGACTATGCAAGAGACAACTCCGACCACTATTTTTTACGAAGATAAGCCAGTTAGAAATGATATACACCCGACCATGAAACCTCTGAAGCTCATTGCTAGGTGTGTTTTAAACTCAAGCAAGAAAGGCGACAGAGTTCTAGATAGCTTTAACGGTGGCGGTTCCACTCTTATGGTATGCGAGAAGTCAGAACGTATCTACTACGGTATGGAACTTGATCCACTCTATGTTGCACGAACGATTAGGCGCTGGGAAGAAGAAACAGGGCTTACTGCTGAAAAAGTGAGCTGAATTATTTAAAACAGTAAGGAAGTGAGGCGATGGCTGGTGCAGACAATTTAATACCAAATGAGCAACGAACGCCCGAAGAACGCCGAGCTAACGCACGAAAAGCTGGAGTTGCATCAGGCAAGGCTCGTAGGAAAAAAGCCAATCTGAGAAAGGCATTTGAAACCATACTACAAGCCGAGGTTGCAAGTCCAAATGTGAAGAAACAACTTGAAGAGCTGGGATTTGACTCAACTAATGAAATGGCTTTGGCTATGGTTATGATGCAAAAGGCTATGAAGGGCAATGTCCGAGCTTTTGAACAAATCAGCAAGTTGACCACAACAGATGTCAAGGATAGCCTTGATAAGAAAGAACAAAAAGAACGCATCAAATCACTTCAAATTAAAAACAAACGTGAAGAAAAGATGCTTGATACAGATATTGCTAATAAACGAGTGATTGAAATCAACGTTGGAGATTGGAATGATAACGACTAATAAACCACGAATAAACATTATTATTGATAGTCCTAGAAAAATCTTTAACAAACATATCTTTGATAAGTTATACGACTATTCAACCTTTACCGAGGTTCACTATGGAGGTGCTTCAAGTGGCAAAAGTCATGGAGTTATCCAAAAGGTAGTCTTTAAGGCTTGCCAAAACTGGAAGCATCCTCGCAAGGTTTTATTCTTGCGTAAGGTAGGCGCAACGGTTCACGATTCAATCTTTGAAGATGTGAAGCAATGCTTGGATAGTTGGCAGTTGCTAGATAAGTGCAAGGTCAATAATTCAGCATATCGCATTGAGTTACCGAACGGCGCACAGTTTATTTTCAAAGGGTTGGACAATCCGGAAAAAATCAAGTCAATCAAGGGCGTGTCAGATGTCGTCATGGAAGAAGCATCGGAATTTACGCTAGATGATTACACACAGTTGACTTTGCGTTTAAGGGATAAGAAACACTTGAATAAGCAGATATTCTTGATGTTTAACCCCGTTTCAAAGGTCAACTGGACATACAACGCATTCTTTGTTAAGAAGCCAAAAAACACGGTTGTTTATCATACTTCATACAAGGATAATCGCTTTTTAGATAAGGTAACAATCGAGAATATCGAGGAACTAGCGAACAGAAACGAAGCATACTACAAGATTTATGCTTTGGGTGAGTTTGCGACACTTGACAAGCTGATTTTTCCTAAGTATGAAAGGCGTTTGCTTAACAAGGAAGAATTGGCGCATCTTCCAGCTTATTTTGGCCTTGACTACGGCTTTATCAATGACCCGTCAGCCTTGCTTCATGTAAGGATAGACGACGAAAACAAGCGTTTATATGTCGTTGAAGAATTTGTAAGAAAAGGCTTGACGAATGACAAGATAGCTGAAGCAATCAAGGCGCTTGGATATGCTAAAGAGCAGATACGAGCAGATAGCGCTGAAAAGAAATCAAATCAAGAATTGCGAAATCTTGGTATTCCACGGGTTATTGATGTGCAGAAAGGTGCTGGCTCGGTTATGCAAGGTATTCAATACTTGCTTCAGTACGATTGGATAGTAGATGAAAGATGCGTAAAGCTGATTGAAGAACTTGAGAATTACACTTGGAAGAAAGACAAGAAAACGAACGAGTACATCAACGAGCCAGTAGATAGCTATAACCACTGCATAGATGCTATACGCTACGCCTTGCAAGATAGGATATATCAGACAAGAAAAGATGTGGACGTTGACAAGGCTATCAGTAAAATCAATAAGATGTTTAGGAGGTAAAGAGTGGATAAAGTAAACGAATTTGAACACGGTATAGACACAGTCAAGAAAACGAGGTTTGACAGTCTATACTTTGGCACGATCGCAAACGAGCAATTCAGATATGCTTCAAGTGATGAATTGCTAAACACTGCGAACGGTAAGAAAGCCTTTAGAGATATGATTGATACGTTCTTTAGTAGTCAGAAGAAACGCTTGAAAGTGCTATCTTCATACGCTAAAGGCGACAATTACAGTATTTTGAACGGGCATAGACGACTTGATAACGAAAAGGCAGATTATCGAGTCCGTCATAAGTGGGGCGGATATATTTCTAGTTTTGCGACTAGCTACGTTATCGGTAACCCCGTTACAGTAGGCATTCTTGAGGGTGCGGACGAGAAACAACTTAAAACTATTCAAGAAATCGAATGGAACAATGACATAAACGCATTGAATGGAGATTTAGCACTTGATGCTTCAATCTATGGGCGTGCTTTTGAATACCATTTTAGAGATAAAGACGGAGCGGATAGAGTTGTTTCTATCAGTCCGCTTGAAATGTTTGTTATCCGTGATTTAACAGTCGAACAAAATATCATTTGCGCCGTTCATCTTCCAGTTTTTGCAGATAAAGTGAATATGACGGTTTACACTAAAGACCAAGTTATCACTTTTAAACCATTTTCTAGTGGTTCGATAAAATTGGCAGTCGATACAATCACGAAGCATGAATACAAAGATGTACCCGTCGTTGAGTGGTGGAATAATCGCTATCGCATGGGTGACTTTGAAAGTGAAATCCCGTTGATTGATGCTTACGATGCTGGACAGTCTGACACGGCCAATTACATGAGCGATTTAAACGATGCGATGCTTGTTATTAAGGGCGACTTGGAAGCTATCAACATAAGTGATGAAAAATTCGCTAAAATGAAAGACGCTAACATGATGCTACTTCAAACGGGCATCAGTGCAAACGGACAACAAACAAGCGCAGATGCTGGATATATTTATAAACAGTATGATGTACAAGGAACGGAAGCATACAAGAACCGACTAGCAAACGACATTCACAGATTTAGTCGTATTCCTAACCTTGAAGATGATAGATTTAATGCTACGTCTTCGGGAATTGCTTTACTTTATAAGATGATTGGCCTTGAGCAAGTCCGTAAGGATAAAGAAACGTTCTTTACAAAGGCTCTACGTCGTCGCTATGAATTGATTAGTAACATTCACAAGGCTATCAATAAGCCGTTGATTGAAGCTAATAAGCTGACATTTACTTTCCACCCTAATATTCCGCAAGACGTTTGGAATGAAATCAAGGCATACATCGAAGCTGGCGGAGTGGTGTCACAAGAAACATTGATGAATAACGCTAGCTTCACGGACTACAAGACCGAGCAAAGCCGTATTTTAAAAGAACAAGGCGCAAGCGATAACGAGATCATGCAGTTAGTAGGTGGCATGAATGAGCAAGAAAACTAACCGTCTATATAACGCAGAGCGCAAGGCACAAGCCGAACTAATCAAGCGTGATTTAGACCGTGACAAACTGATAACACAGTTGTATCAAGAAAGCTATGACAGACTGCAAGCGCAGATAGATAAGTTTTATCTTGGTTATGCTGGGCGTGAAGGTTTAACGAAGCAAGAAGCTATGAAGCGGGCATCTGAATTTGACGTTACCAAGTTTGCAGAAAAGGCAAGAAAAGCCGTTAAAGAGAAAGATTTCAGTCATAAGACGAATACCTGGTTACGAGTTTATAACTTGAAAATGAAAGTCAGCCGTTTGGAACTTTTAAAAGCTGAGTTAGGTCTTGAAATTAACAGTTTGACAAGTGACCTTGATGAAGTCTTTGACAAGGCACGTAGAAGCGAATATTTAGCCGAATACAAGCGCCAAGCGGGTATCTTGGGTATTTCTTCAAGTGGAGCGACAAAGCGCTTAGAAGCGATTTTAAACGCTGATTTTTACGGTCAATCTTTTTCTAGTCGAGTATGGGGTAAAAACGGACTTCAATCCATGCTTCAAAGAGATGTTTTTGCTTCTTTAAATCGTATCTATACAGATATGAACGGTTATCAAAAAGAGATGAAGCGACTTGCTAATAAGTACGGTACAAGTGAGTATAACGCTAAACGGTTGATTAAAACCGAGATAGCAAGAATAAACGCTGACACAGACCACGCTATGTTGCAAGATAACGGCTTTACACACATGATTTTTGTCGCAGAAAGTGGAGCGTGTGATATATGTAGGCCGTTAAATAATACGGCAGTACCGATTGACAAGGTAGAAAAAGGCGTAAATATGTTTCCGATGCATCCTAATTGCAGATGTTCAGCGTATGGACATATTGAAATGAAGTACAAAGACGGAAGAGGTACGCTAGATCAATTTAATCAAGATTTTTAAAAGGTTGCATTTTAAATGACACCTTTTTTTATTGTCCAAACCGTGCTAAAGACGTTAAAAGTTGCATGAGTTCGAGGGGGTTGCTCGTTAAAGCGTAGAGAAAGGAGCCAAACATGGCAGAAGAACAAACACAGACAGTTGATACTCAAGTTCAGGATACTACGGTTGAGGAACAAGCTAGCACTCCGAAACAAGAACCTGAAAAGACAGTATCAGTTGCAGAGATGCAAAGACGACTTGAGCAAGCAGAGAAAAAGCACGCTCAGTCAACGCAAGAAGCTATTGCAAAGGCTTTGGAAAAGTATAAAGCAGAAACGGAATTATCAGGGAAAGAACTTGAAGAATACCGCAGAAAAGAAGCTGAGGCAGAAAAGCAATCGTTACTTGACAAAATCGCTGGACTTGAAAAAGAACAAACCAAGCGAGAGTTGACAGATGAAGCTATCAAGACTCTTTCAAGTCGTAAGTTGCCAGTAAATGATCGTGTCCTTGCTTTCGTCGTTAAAGACACGGCAGACGGCACGCTACAAGCTATTTCAGACTTTGAAAGCATTATTAGTGAAATCAAGTCTGAATACACACAATCAGAACCGCCCGCAGTAAGCACTGCTTTTGGTGGTTCTAAAACACAATCGAGCGGAGATATTTTCCGCAACTCAAGAATTATTTAAAAGGGGAAATATAAATGACAATTCAAACATTCACACCAGATAAGGTTTTAGTATCAGAAAAGAAAGACGGAACTTTATACAAAGAGTTTACAGATATTATCATGAAAGAGGTTGCTAACAACTCACTTGTAATGCAACTTGGTAAGTATCATGAAATGGACGGCAAGCAAGAAAAAACTGTTTACGTTCAAACTGACGGCGTTTCAGCTTACTGGGTAAATGAAACAGAAAAAATCAAGACTGACAAGCCCGAAATCGTACCAGTTACACTTCGTGCTAAGAAACTTGGTATTATCCTTGTTGCATCTCGTGAAGTACTCAACTATACATGGGAAAAATTCTTTGAAGAAATGAAACCACAAATTGTTGAAGCGTTCTACACTAAAATTGACGAAGCTGGATTGCTTGGATTTGAATCACCATTTGCAAATTCAGTTGCTAAAGCTGCCAAAACTGCTGAAAACGTTATTACTGGTCCAGTAAACTATGAAAATATCTTGAAACTTGAAGACAAGTTGCTAGATAAAGACGTAGATTTCAACGCTTTTGTATCTCGCTTGTCAAACCGTTCAGCACTTCGTGATGCTCGTGATGGCGACAAGAAAACAATTTACGACAAAGACACTAACAAACTTGACGGAACTGTCGTTGTAGATATGAAATCTAAACAATTCAAGAAAGGTGACTTGTTCGCTGGTAACTTTGACAATCTTATTTATGGCGTTCCTTACAACATTAACTACAAGATTTCAGAAGATGCTCAAATCTCAACAATCAAGGGAGCAAACAACGAACCAATCAACCTATACGAACAAGAAATGGTTGCAATCCGTTGCACAATGGACATTGCGGTTGCAGTAACTAAAGACAATGCCTTTGCTCGCTTGACTGCTACGGCTGAAAACGTCTAATCAAGATTAGAAAGGGGAGTCAATGGCTTATATAGTAACTAAAAATATTATTGATACCAAAGACAATAACCGATTTTACGAAAAAGGCGAGGTTTACCCTCGCCCTGAATTAAATGTGACAGATGCTCGCATTAGAACGCTACTTAAAAAAGGCGTTATCGAATCAGACGGGGCGCAAGGTGATATTGTATTGCCTAAAGCTGAA